ACAATTTCATTATCGTTCTTATAAGTAGGTGCCAGTTCCGCGAGTTCATTAATCCAAGAACCCTGAATTTGTTCAAGAGCATCCTTTGTCTTAATATCAACCAACGAATTATTGAACCATTTACGGCCTAAGCGTTCTAAGATTAACGATTTACCAAGACCTTGAGAGCCATATAATACAATCGCTGTATCGAACTTGATACCTGGCACCATGACACGTGCTACAGCGCCGCACATCCATTTGCGAGTAACCGCTCGAATGTATTCAGTATCTTCAGCACCGATGTAGTCGATGAAGAGGGTATCAACTCTACATTCACCGTCCCAGGTTAGCCCTGTTAGGTACTCACGCACAGGATGGAATTTGTTGGCTTGCGTGATTTCCTGGAGAGCATCATCGATAATGCCTTTACCTTTGATAAGGTATTTCGTAGCAAAGTAATTACGTAAGCACGCATCATCCGTATCAGTCCAGTATGGCGTCTCATCCTTGCCACGCCACGGCAAATCGTCAATCACCACTAAGCGGTGCGCGAATTCGTCAAGACGGATTTTACCTTTTAACGCCGGGTCATATTTAAGAACAATTAAGCAGTTGAATACGTCGGACTCTGGTGTACCACGGCGGTCACGTTTAAGTTTTTCGAGAAAGTCTTCATCCTCGTCCGTGATATCTTCAAACTCCATATCCGCCATACGCTCCTTATCGAGCAGTACAGGCGCGGCGCCGTCTTCATTAACAAAATCAAGCATTGCCTTATAGCTCGGTAGGTCTGTTACTTTGGTGCGCGGATCAGCGTCAGCATCTTCGGCACCAAATAAGTGGATGCGAACAAGGTCAAAGGCATTGACGAGCTTACCGCTGATAGGGCCAGTTGCATGGTTCGAGTAAGCAAACGTGTCATTATCGTAAATGACAAGACCAGCTACTGAGCTGCCTTCTGTATACGTGTAACGGTCCTCGTGCTGCGTTGGTGCATAGATATTTGGTAGAAACTTATGTATAGCTTCTGTGATACTATAGCTCCTACAAAAGGCACCCAGTAGGCCTTTTTTCTCTAATGGATTACCTTGCTTTTTCGCTGCATCCAGCCTGATTTGAGATTCTTTACTTGATGTTGGCCAAAGGCTCGTATCACGCCAGTCCCTGTATGTACTTAAATACGTATCGACTGAAATTAGCTTGCCTTCATTATGTTGGTATACATATTTAACATCTTTAGGGCAACTAGGCCAATACATAAGGCGCTCCACTTGATGCGTTGAGGAATCGAAAGATTCAATACCAATATCATCAGCAATGCGTCTTGATACAGCCTGGTACTCATCAGGGGTCATCACTCTATCGGTCGGAATGATGATGCGGTATCGAGGATTATCAGGGGTATGGCTGTGCGTACTGTATAGCACGTACTCCATATCTCCTAGTTCCAAATCAAGGTTTGAAATAAAATCCTCGCTAGGTGAATCCGCATCAAGAGTAATTAAATACCGCTCCTTGACGGCACCTCTAACCCGTCTACCATTATTGGGGATATAACCACCTACGAAACCGCCTACATCTTTTCTTCGACCCTTTTCGTCCTTAGGCATTTTGACGTATTCAGCAGCCGTTTCATTAGTGACTGTTGGCGAGGATAATTTGTTGGCTAACGCACTCCAAGTCATTTTCTGAGACTTCCAGCTACGGGCGGAGCGATTTCTGCCCGTAGCTATGATGATATTTGTATCCATATTACATCGCTCCTCCCTTCGCAAATTGGATGTCTCTTATAAATTGGGGTACTTGTAATTTATGCTTTTTAACCCATTGGCATACAGCATAATTGACATCGTGATTATCACTAACACATCTGTTATTTTTTAACTTGGCCTGATGTATTTCAACGAAGTTATCTGTATCCTTACTAGGATTAACTTCAATACATGCTACAGGTTTATCGCTTTTATAAACACCTACGATGGCGCACGTTCCGGCTTTTACCTTATCGACATAAGTACCAACGCAATTATTCAATTGCACGCCTAATCGGATGATGCCGTGCGTTGATTTGATCACGTTGAAAGTTAGTCCTTCAACTGAATCTGCTAACTTTTTATGGCGCAGACTCTGTTGCACCGGTAAGTTTTCGGCTTCTTCAAATTTAGATAAACACACAATTTCGTCGTGCAGGTCTTTAATCTGAATTCGTTTAGCCCAAACTTCCTTCTTCTTGCTTCTTGATAATCTAAGATACATATCAGCTGTATCTTTAATTTCAGAATAGGAATCAGCATTTTTAATAAATAGTAGAGTACGCCGCGCACCGTATTGGTGCACCATGATGGATAGGAATTTTGTAAACATAAGCAAGGCCTGCTCGCTATTCCATATTGGCCACGATTGAATATATCCTGTGCCTCCACCTTCCTCTGCTACGAGGTCTGTAAAGGCCTTTTGATAATCCATACTTTTGAATATCTTGCTGGCCGTCTTAATGACTTTCACATAAAAGAAAGGACGTATTGACAGCAATCTTCGAACCCAGCGCTTATCCGGCAATTCATAAAGCTGTATTAGAGCTTTAATAAATGGTGTACCGGTGCTTGTTAACTCAGTAATACTTGAAGTGCCCACCTTGTCAGATCCGAACGGTCTAAAATAGGTATCGTAGTCTTTAACTAATACATCGTTAAGAGCTGGCGCATCTGGTGCCTGCATTTTCCAAATTAGGTTATGGAGTAAATTATCAAGGGCCCCATATTTGGCCGATAATAAAACACCCTGTCTAATAGGCTTAACTCTGTAGCCTACTTTCTTAGATAACTTAGTAAAGTAGGCTTCCTTTAGCACTTTGGCAAAAGTCCTTAGCTCGCTTTTATGCTCTGCTAATCGACAATTTGGAGTTGCTACAAGCCATCGTAAGGGTAATGACTTTGAGTAAAAGCACGATATGTTAGGCTCAATTTCAGACACTATATCGGCACGAGTGCGTTTCTTTTGAACCAGGAATACTTTCCCTTGCTTAAAATCGAAACGCAATATGTCGATAAGATGCGGTTTGTATCCGGGGTAAATCGACTGCATATCGTTATCAACGTATACTGTGTGGTAGTCGAATTTAACGTCTAATATTGATCCCCTATCGATGATTGAAAGTTCAATATCAAGCGGAATATTATCATTACTCGAAACCTCAGCAACACAATCATCATTTGTGTGAAGGAGTTCACCACATTGCGGGCAATAAAACTCATTTGACATATAGGGGTCTACGATTTTGCCCATACCGGATGACACGGAAGGCCACAAGCAGGCAAAGGATTGCCCGCAATCTACGTGGTAATGTACAGCAGGTGACCAAGAGTTCACTTGCTTGCGCCGTACTAGGTCATACAGCTTTTTGACTGACAAACTAAATAATACCTTCATAAGGCGCTAACCTCTTTCTTATAACAAATCGTCTAAATCGTCTTCTTCTGCAGATGTTCCATCAACTATAGGTAACGTTTCTTCAACAGGTGCTTTCTTCTTAGAAGTACGTTTACGTTTTGGTTTTTCTTGTTCTTCTACTGTTGGAGTATCTTCTACCGGTTCTTCCACCTTAGGTGTTTCTGTTTTCTTACCGTTTAATACTTTAAGGCCCAAATCACAAGCGGCA